GTCAAGAATCTTGAAGAGGAAAACATCGCTTACCATACCGACACCCTCATGCCCTGGATGGTTCGCTGGGAACAAGAAATTAAAATCAAGCTCCTCGGGGTTAATACTAAAAAAAGTGCTAAATTTAACACAAGAGAACTCTTGAGGGGCGACTCTAAAGCACAAGTCGAATACGCGAAAGGCATGTCAATGATTGCCGGTCAGAATATCGATGAGATCCGCACCGACGCAGGGCTCAACCCTGTAGGCGGCAAGATCGGCAAGACGCTATTCATACAAGGTGCAATGGCAACCGTTCAGAGCGTTATCGACGGAGAGACCAAGGAGAACAAGCCAAACGTGAAAGACCTCGGTCAGAAGAACCAAAACCCCGGCGGTGAGTCTGGCGCGGCCTCAGCGTTTGCCCCCATGGTTCACTTGGCTATAAAAACTCTCTTGAATAAAGAATCCAAGGCCAGGGAAAGAGCATTTTCAAAGGTCGATAAAGACGGTTTTGATTTTAAAGTATGGTCAGAGGATTTTTATTCCTCATTAGGCGCCGAGGCCTTTCAGAAACTAGAGCCTGTCATATCGTCATTCGCAAGGGTTGCCCGTGCTGATAAAGCAGAGCATACCGAAATGATAAACAAGCTTACTCGCGTAATAATGAAAGAATACGCCGTTTCAATACTGACAGTCAGTTCGGAATGTGAGGGAATTAAAGCCTCAAAAATCATGGCAATACTTGAAGATATGGAGAAAAAATAATGCACAGTAGCTTTAAAAATTCATTCGCCGCATATATGGGGCACTGGTTAATCAAGCCCGACATACTACAGCAGGCGGTCACAGCTTTTAAGGCCGGGATTATTCCCGATAGTATCCTCAAGGCGTTTGACGAAGATCACCAAGGGATGGGCGGCGTTGAGATGAAAGCCGAAGACTCAAAACCCTACGCTATCGCCGGGGATGGTATTGCAATGTTCTCCCTGCGTGGCGCAATGTCAAAGGCTGGCGGCTGTTTCTCTGTTGGTACCGTCGAAATACGCAAGGCAATACGTCAGGCTCGAAGAGACCCCCAGGTCAAAGCCGCCTTTATGGTAGCGGAAACCCCCGGCGGTCATGTCTCAGGTACTAAAGAATTTGCCGACGAAATCAAAGCCTTTGTCGATTCTGGAAAGCTCTTTTATGTTCAGGTCGAGGATCTTCTCGCGTCTGCCGGCGTATGGGCTACCGCTCACGCCACCGCAATCTATGCCAATGAGATGGCCTCTATTGGCTCAATCGGCGTCGTAGCCCAGGTGGTCGACTCCTCGCAGATGTTCGAGCGCGAGGGAATCAAGGTTCATACAATCAGCACCGGAAAACACAAGGGCGCATTTGCCCAGGGTTCGGAAATTACCGACGAGCAGCTTGAGCTTCTTCAGGCAGAAGTGGATGAAATTAATGTATTTTTCAAAGCCGCAATTGTTGACGGTCGGGGAATTGACCCCAAGGCCCTTGATGAAATCGCGACAGGGCAGACCTTTATTGCTTCAAAAGCCCTCAAGCATGGGCTCATCGACGGGATTCAAACCGCCGACGAAACATTGCAAATGATTCAAGATAGCCTGGCCACGGGGGCAAGTCGCTCTCGGGCTCAGGATCTTAATAAACGATTCGCCGCAATTACTGCAGATCAGGAAAGCGCCGAATAAACCAAACCACCATTTTTTGGAGAAAAGTTAAATGATTAAGAAATTGCAAAAAAAGTATAACGCCTCTGTCGAACGGGCACAGGCTCTTAAATTGGTCGCGGGTGATGACCCCACCGAAGAGCAAATGACCGCTCTTGCTGCCGAGATTGAAACCGCCGAGGGTCTGAAAGCTCAGATTGCCACGGCTCAGAAAGTTCAAGCCGGTCTCGATTCTTTCGATACTGACGCTCTTGATGAAGGTCAAAGCCGTACTGCCGGGGATGTCGGCGAAACTGTCGTATCCGCAATTGAAAGCGACCCTATGGCGGGATTTTCCCGTCCCTCCGACTTCTTTGAAGCGGTTCGCCGTCAGGCAATGGGTGAGATCAGCGTCGCTGACGACGAAAGGCTCCAATTCCTCGCCGTTGTCGGCTCGGACGAACAGCGCGGAAACAGCAATCCCGACGGTGGCTTCCTTGTTCCTGCCCAGATGCAACCCGGGCACCTCTCTATCAATCCTGAAGCAGACCCCACTGTAGGCCGGACTAACATGATCCCCATGGGTTCGCCTATTGTCAAAATCAATGCCCGGGTCGACAAAGACCACAGCACCTCTGTTTCTGGTGGTACTGTTGTTTATCGTAGAAATGAAACCGGCAAGATCAAGGATTCCAAGATTGCCTTTGAGCAGATCAAGCTCGAAGCAAACTCCTTGTCTGGCCTGAACTACGTCACTCAGGAATTGCTCGACGACTCCCCCGAGTCAGTCGCGGCCATTATTGCAAACTCTTTTACCGAAGCCTTTCAGAGCAAGAAGTTTGAAGAAAAGCTTAATGGTACCGGTGTTGGGCAATTCCTCGGGATAACCAATGCAGACTGCTTCATCCAGGGCGACCGCGCCGCCGCTGACGAACTCAGCTACCTTGACGTTTTGAACATGCGCAAGCGCTGTTACGGTTATGGAAATGCTATTTGGATGGCTAACCATGACAGTATGACCGAGATCGCACAGCTCCGCATTCTCGATTCTAACGGGAATATCGGTACCCCCGCATATCTCCCCAGCATGAACGAAGACCTTCCCGACATGCTTTTGGGCCGTCCTATCTTTTGGTCTGAGTATGTGAATGAGCTCGGAGACGCTAATGGTGATGATCTTCTTTTGGGTGACTGGTCACAGTACCTCGAAGGAAATAAGGGCGGTACCGAGACAGCCGAATCTATTCACGTTCGGTTCGACTACAGCGAAAAGGCTTTCCGCTTCGTTCAGCGCAATGACGCCCGTCCCTGGTGGGCGACAGCGCTGATCCCCAAGAAGGGGTCTACCAAGTCGCCTTTCGTTGGAATAAAGGCCTCCTAACCTTCTCCCCCGCCCTTTAGCCGGGGCGGGATTTTCTGCTTCACCTCAACAAACTTTTTTTTCATAAAGGAAAAACAAAATGGATACAAACATAATGCGAACTCTGGCGAAACGTACCGTCAAGCTCCTTACTCTTTCCGGTGGCACTGACTCACCCGCTATCGACATGAAAGACTATAACGGACTTTTGGCCTCAATCACCGCGGATGATGTCGCTTTCTTGGAAATCTCCGACGCTGAGATTGCCCAGGCTGGCACCGATGCAGGCTTTGACGACCTCCGCTACTGTAAAGTAGAAGTCACCGGCACGGATACCGACCTGATCGTCTTGGTCATGGAGCAGGGTCGCGCTCACCTTTGCGCCGACGGCCTCACCGCCGACGTGATCACTGCTTAATTTTTCAAACTCTTTTGGACGGGTCAGGCTTTCGAGTCTGGCCCGATTATAAAATATGAGTAATATCCTCAAAACAATCACGAAGCCCACCAACTTACCGACTACCCTTGATGAAATGAAGCTGCATCTCAGGGTTACAAACACTCTTGAAAACGCTTATATTACAGCCCTTATTGGCGCTGCCCGTGATTGGGCCGAGACATTCACCCGCCGATCATTCGTAAAAACCACATACAAAATGAGCCTGGACTACTTCCCGAATTGCCCTTTCTACCTCCCCCGCTCCCCCCTTATTTCAATTGACTCAATCAAATATACCGATGAAGATAACATCGAGCAGACCGTCGACGCCTCGGTATATGGCTCAGACGATGCCGATTCTATCCCTTCCCGGGTCTTTCTCAAGTCAGAGCAGTCATGGCCCACCGATGTAATTAACGAGCTCTCAGCGGTAAGCGTGACCTTTTCAACAGGCTATGCTCTCGACACCCCCGAGGATGTTCTCGCGGATGTTCCCAAGGCAATAGTGGCAGCGATTAACCTTCTGGTTGGTCACTGGTATGAAAACCGCGAAGAGGTGATCACGGGAATGACGGCCTCAAAAGTCCCCGGCACCGTCGAGCGCCTCCTTTGGTCCTACCGCATCTTTGAGGACACGGTATCCCCATGAGGTCAAAGGAATTCACCGTCCGCGCTGGGGAACTGCGCCACGTCCTGACCGTTCAGACCCGATCATCTACCCGCGACACCTACGGCACCCCCGTTCCCACCTGGACAGACGTTGAGCCTCAAGTATGGGGCTCTGTCCGCCCTCTATCTGGTAAAGAGATCTCCGAGGGCGACAGGGTAAACGGCATGACTACCGACAGGATTCAAATCAGGTCCGGCTTTGCCATCTCCCACAGCGACCGGATCAAGTTCGGTACAAGGCTTTTTAACATCGATACTATACGGCTGATCGATGAAGTGGATAAAACCTATGTTATAATTGCTCAAGAGGATTTGGACGTATGAGTGTTGAGTTTGATTTCTTAGGTGATAAATCCCTGATCGATCAAATGGATCTACTTGCGGGGAAGCTCGGCAAAAAGATATACAAAAAAGGCATGAAGGCCGGGACTAAATTCATCTGGTTAAAAACAAGAGCCAAAGCCCGGGCCGTCCTCAATAAAGGGTACGCTACTGGCCTTGTTTCAAACGGCATCACCTTCAAGCTGAAAACAAGTAAAAAACAAGGCGTGTACGGGCTGATTATGGCCCCCTCTCGGTCGGCTCTTGGAATCTCCGCGAATGATCCCTATTACTACCCCGCCGCTCTTGAGTTCGGTACCCGGAATATGAAGCCCCAGCCATTTATTAGATCGGCCTTTTTTGAGTCCAGGGAAAAAGCGACCAAGATTGCATCGGTAATTATCAAGAAAGAAATGGTCGACGAGCTGATAAAGAAAAAAAAAAAAGGCGCGAAGAAGTACAGGAAGCCAAAAGTAAAGATGCGGATAAACGAAACCTTAACGAATCTTCATACATAGATAAGGGTATAAATGAATTTCAGATCAGACCTAGTA